TAGTATCTGCTAACCGATAAATGCCTAATTGAGTCCATGCTTTTAGTGGATCAATCTTGCCATGCTTTTTTAAATACTTTGTCAAACGTTCTTGTTGATTCATATATCCTCCTAGAAACAGTTAGTAACGTTACCGCAGGTGGTGCAATTAATTATGCGACCATCTACAATATAAGTTTGTGTGTAACAAGCGTAAGCTTTGATTGCAAACAAAACGCCAATTAATCCTACGACTAAAATTAACTTTTTCATTTACTCCTCCAATTTAGATTTTTTAGTTGATAATGCTGAACGTATAGTCGTTATAACATCAGGTTGACTACCAAACCTTCTTTGAGCCTCTTTAAATATATCTTTTAAAGACTCAATAGATTCTGCTTCATTGATAGCTTCTAAAACTTGGTTTATATCCTCATCTGAAGCTGGTTGCTCTTGAGGCACATCCTCGCCTGCATATATGTATAAACCAATTCCATGTAACGCAATAGCTTTAGCCAAACAACGCTGCATGGCTGTATTAACTGCCATGGCGTCAGGGTTTATAACGGCTTTATTCTTGTAATCTAATACAGGTAGTTGAGCTGTCATAGACTTACCAAACGCTGTGACAGTGCAAAATACCATTAAAGTATCGCCAAATTGTTTAGGCTCTTTATATTCCCAGGTGGCTGTTGGATCGCGCTGTAATAAAGTATCCACCGCCCACGCCCATGAAAGATAGGTTAGGTTTCCTTTCTTTTCTGTGTGGTCGTTTACGTTAATACTTCTTAAATCGTTGAATGTAGTCATTTGATGCCCTTTGCTAATTGAATTGATTTTTTAAAAGTAAAGCCTTTGGAGTATAAATACAACACGTTGATAATATATTTGATCATAGGAAGTCACCATGTTGGTGGCCAGCGTCATACATGGCATCAAATGGCCCTTGATAGACGTTAGCCTCATTTAGCTTTTTTTCTGTAATTTGCATAGCCTCCTCAAAGAAAGCGTTGCTTATAGACTTGGCAAAAAGGTTAAGGCTTAACATATCGCCTTTTTGATTAGCCCAGTATATAGCACGAATTGTGCCAGCTAGTTGGTCTTGATCCATGTGGGCTAAAACTTCTAATGGGTCGGTGTCAATTAAGTCTTCAGCGTATTCTTGTTGAATAGTCATATTAAGCTCCAAAGTATTTAGAAAGGATTGGGTAAAGAAAATAGAGCCAAAGCGCTCCATATAGATATACTGCTAGAACCGTAACGATCATGCCTTTTGTTTTCATAATTTCCTCCATAAAATTAAAAACTACACTTGCTATATTAAACAAATAGTTTTATATTGCAAGCATTATTTAAACATTTTTATTAAAAAGGATATAAATATGACTGACAAAGAAATTATAGAATTCTACGGAGGTGGCACAAAACTTGCTAGAAGGCTAGGCTTGCTTACCCACCACGATAGGATTAAGGTCAATAATTGGAAGGTTAGAGGTATTCCAGCCAAGATTAAGCTTCAATACCCTGAAATCTTCCTAAAACGTAAATTTAAGGACTAATAATGCACTATTTTCAACACAACATCGCCGACTACCGTAAGGACACAGGCCATTTGACCCTGCTAGAACATGGTGCTTACAGGCAGCTATTAGATCAATATTACCTAAACGAGCAACCTTTGCCTTTAGATGAGAATAGATTAATGCGGTTACTGTCAGCTAGAAATAATGACGAAATAAGGGCAGTTTTAAGCGTTTTGGCCGACTTTTTTGAGAAAACCGAGCAAGGATATATCCACAAGCGTTGCGAGGCTGAAATCGAGGCTTTTAGGGCTAAATCCGAATTGGCCTCTAAATCTGCAAAAATTAGGTGGGATAAGCAACAAATGTCGGAATTCTCTGATAGAATGCAGATAGTTAGCGAACGGACTGCGAAACGTGTGCGAACGCATAGCGAACCCAATGCTAACCATAAACCATTAACCATTAACCATAAACCATTAACCAATAATATAAAACCCTTGTCCGATTTTGATATGTTTTGGATTGCATACCCTAAAAAAGTTGGTAAAGAAGCAGCTAGAAAAGCCTGGGCTAAAGCTAACCCTGAATTAGCTACGGTATTAAATGCGTTGGAATGGCAAAAGGTAAGCCCACAATGGTTTAAAAACAACGGCCAATATATCCCTAACCCTTCCACGTGGCTCAACCAACATCGCTTTTTAGACGAAAAACCGCAGGAGCAGACATTTTGATTGATAACGAGAAAAAAGGCTTTAAGGACATGATGAATACGATTGCCCTTATTTATTCTAAACCTGAACCTACGCAAGACACATTACGCGTATGGTGGGCTAAACTAAATCAATATGAATTTATGCAAGTAAGCCAAGCCTTTGATAGTTGGGTAGATAAAAATAAATATATGCCAAACATAGCAGATATTTTAGAAACCATAAAAATGCAACAGCCTAAAGAATTTATAAAAATGCTGCCTCGTAATCCAACGCCGTATGAAATAGAACATAATAAACAAAAAGCGAATGAATTATTATCTAAAATTGAATTGAAACCAACTGACCCTAAAGCATGGGCGCATAAAATAATAGATTTGCATAGCCAGGGAAAATACAAATTAGAAATTGGAGTAAAGTTTGCAAGGGAGGCATTAAAAAATAAATTTAATGAAAGGATTTTAAATGATGCTTAAAAAGTTTTCAGTTATTATTGAAGTTGAATTAGATCAAAAAAAATACGAGGAAGTGGAATCTTGGGGAGTAGCGCCTTCAGATTACATAGCTAGTATTATTTCAGACCACGCACGTGATAGAGGTTTAATATTAAAAACTTCTGTGACCGAAATAGAACACAGCCTATATAAACGATTATGTGTTGCATCTGATGACTTTATAGGTAAAGATGCTATTGCCGACATTGAAGAAGCGGTATTAAAAAACAAAATGTGCATCGGCGGAAACTGCGAGGATTAATATGGAATTCACACACGCTGTAATGGATAACGGCGATATGATTAGAAAATATCGTTGGTCTAATAAAGAAGCAAAATGGTATCAAGACACGCACAAAGATATTCAAGTTATTAAATTAACTACAGCACCAAAACAAAACGTGTTTGATTTAATTAAAGATGAACCATTATTTTAGGAGGCAATATGGCGCATGAAGCTGGCAAAGGTGATATGTATCGACCAGTCGATCAAAAAAAGTTTGATGAGTCGTTTGACAAAATATTCCGTCAACGCATTAAAAACCAAAAGACATCTAGTGTAGACATGTATGAATACGAACTAGACAAATCAACAGGGGAGGTTATTAAAAAAAATGTTACTACATAGCTTTTATGGAACTAATTTACCTATTACCACAAAAGACATTGAGTTTATGGAAAAAAGAAATATTAAAGTTCAAGAATTAAAAAGACAATTAGGCAAAAAATATATATTATTTAATGTCACATCTATTCACAACAAAGGAGAGCAACATGGCGTCAGTAAACAAAGCAATCATAGTAGGAAATCTAGGTAAAGACCCTGAAGTTAGATTTTTACCCAACGGCGATGCAGTTTGTAATTTTAGCGTAGCCACCACAGAGTCTTGGAAAGACAAAGACGGCAAGAAAAACGAAAAAACAGAGTGGCACAATATAGTTTTATTTAGAAAGCTTGCAGAAATAGCAGGCGAGTATTTAAAAAAAGGCCGACCTGTATATTTGGAAGGCAGACTTCAAACACGCAAATGGCAAGACAAAGAAGGCCAGGAGCGCTATACAACAGAAATAGTAGCGGACACCATGCAAATGCTAGGTAGTCGTGAAGAAGCAAAAGAAGTGGCAAGCACAACAGCCACACCTCCTGCAAACTTTGATGACATGGCAGACGACGTTCCGTTTTAACATGAATGACGATTTTGACAGAGCTAGTGATTTAGAACAGACGGATCGTGATTTAGCCATTGAACGTGTCAGATCACAATCAAAAAGTTTTGAACCCACTGGCTTTTGTCTTAATTGCCGTGAGCCATCAAAAAAAAGATTTTGCAATATAGACTGCCGTAATGACTACGAGAAAAGACAACATGACAGATAACTATTTACAAAAAATAATTAGATTAGTTGGTAAGCCACAAGTTGAGGTTGCCATAAACGCAATACAGAATGCACCAATAGATTCACAATATCCCCTAGAAGTAATTATTAGAAAAGAGCAAACGTCTAGATCATTAAGTGCTAACGCTCTTATGTGGGCAGGCCCACTGAACGACATAGCACAACAAGCTTGGGTTCATGGCCGTCAATATTCAGCATTGGTTTGGCATGAATATTTTAAAGAACAGTTTTTACCTGAATTACATGATCCTGAAACAACCAAGGAAGGTTATAAAAAATACGAGGAAACGCCTGAAGGTAAACGCATACTTGTAGGATCAACCTCTAAACTTACAAAGCATGGGTTTAGTTTGTATATAGAAAATATATACGCTTATGGAGCAAATCTTGGCGTTAGATTTACAGAAACCTATCAAGCCTAAAAAGTGTAAAATATGTAAAGCATACTTTACACCTACAAAACCGCTTCAGCAGGTGTGCCAATGGAAATGCGCATTAGATTTTGCAAACAATCAAAAAATTAAAAAGATTAAAAAAGAAGTAAAAGAAGCTAGACAAAAAATTAAAAGCCGTTCAGATTGGTTAAAAGAAACACAGGTTGTATTTAATAAATATATAAGATTAAGGGATCAAAATGACGGTTGTATTAGTTGTGGGTCAAAAAGTGCCAGCGCATATCATGCAGGCCATTACCGAAGCATTGGAAGTGCAGGACACTTACGATTTAACGAGCAGAACTGCCACCGACAATGCGCAGCCTGTAACACCCATTTATCTGGTAACCTCATCCGATACCGACTCGGACTTATTAGAAAAATTGGAATACACGCTGTTGAAACACTCGAGTCTGATAACAACACAGTAAAATTGACAATAGATCAAATAAAATCTATAAAAGTGTTGTTTTCTGATAAAATAAAAGCTTATAATTCTAATACTAACTAGGAATCGTATTATGAAAAAATCAACTTTAAGTTCTTACGCTCAAAAAGCTTATCAAGCTGGCATGGATGCAGAATATGATGCAGCCCATCAAAAATATTTTAAAGAACGTAAAGAATTAGAATCTTTAGCCGCTAAAAGATATGCAGGTGCAGAAAAGGCATCAGATAGAATTAATAAAAGCAAGTTTGTATCAAGAGAAAAACATCATGGATTTCACGATGGCCGTTTAGGTGAACATAAAGGCGGAGCTTCTGAAAATAACGTGTATGAGCATCAAAGACGTAAAGACTAATTAATAAAAAAAAGGAACTAGATATGGGTTACTACAACAAAGAAAAACTACCAAAAGGCGCAACAGCTTCAGACGCTTCAGGCGAACGTAAACTTGGTTTAAAAGGCGGCGTTGGTATGGGCAAAAAAGATGCAACTGGTGCTGATAAGCAATTTAAAGGCGGCAGTTCAGAAAAAGTTTGTTACGAACACAAAAGATATAGTTAAGTAAACGAAAACCCAAGTAGCGTTAGCTTCTACTTGGGTATTCTAACCACTAATAATGGAGGTTTATTAAATGGCTAATGTAAATTCTACCGATAGTTGCTTATCTTGTAAATTTTTTATTACAGGCGGCCAACTCGGTTCTTGTCATAGATATCCTCAAACATTTAACAAAGCACCTTCAGAATGGTGCGGTGAATACGTCTTTGCTAACGTAGCAAGAACTAAAGACGAAGTCACTCCTGAACCTATCCACGCACCACAGTTAGAATCAAAACCTATTCAGATTGAAAAAAAAACTTTGAGGATTAAAAAATGATCAGACCTTTTGGCGATAAAATATTAGTTAAACCTATTGAACGTGAAAAGTCATCTATTCCAGGCTTTGTTATGCATGAGGAATATAACATGGGAACAGTCATAGCTGTTGGCCAAGGTAAAAAGATCAAGGAAGGCCGATACGAACCTATGCCTGTTAATATTGGTGACAAGGTTAGATTTGGCACTATGGGCAAAGATGAATATCTTAAATACCAACAAGTGACCGATAACGGTGAGAACTATCTTATAATGTCTTGGCAAGACGTATGTTTTATTGAGGAGGAAGAAAATGGCAACTAAACCAGGTTTGTACGCAAATGTCCACGCAAAACGTGAACGCATTAAAGAAGGCAGTAAAGAACGCATGAGAAAGCCAGGCACAAAAGGCGCACCAACTGCTGAAGCTTTTAAAGAGTCTGCAAAAACAGCGAAAAAAAGAGTAAAATAGTCTATTAATAACAAAGGAGTAAATCATGGCCATTAAGTTGGAGCTTGAAATCAAAGAAGCAGAATTAGCAGTAGCAGGTCTATATAAACTACCTATGGAAGTAGCAGAGCCAATCGTGCATAAGATTAAAGCTCAAGCTATGCCACAAATAGCAGCCCAGCAAGAAGAGGCTAAAGCTAAAGAGGAAGTTAAAACAGACGAGCCTGCGCCAAATGCAGATTGAACAACGTCAGCTAACGGACTTAATTCCGTATATAAATAACTCTAGGAAACATTCAGACGACCAAGTTGCGCAAATAGCAGCTTCAATTAAAGAGTTTGGATGGACTAACCCTATCCTAGTTGACGGTGATAACGGTATTATTGCAGGCCATGGTCGTATTATGGCGGCTAAAAAGCTAGGCATGACCGAAGTTCCTGTCATAGAATTAGCACACCTATCCAATGAGCAACGCAAAGCGCTCATCATTGCCGACA